TAGTGTCCCCCAATCGGAACCACTTGGCCCTAGCAAATACAGGCACTTAGCGCCGGTGTGCCAAGCTATCGCGCCAGACCCCCCGCCCCACAATCCGCGCCTAGTGCGCCGCCGTAGGGGCATGATCTCTTGTATATCAATGGGTTAGGCTTTCCGCGCGGCTTAGGCGTTGCCGACGGCACCCCCTATGGGGGGAAGGGGGGATCGACGCTCCGCGTTATCCCACTTCGGATTTTTGCAGCAAAACTAACCGACCCCCCAATTAGGCCGCACCCTCGGAGGAGGGTGTTACATTAAGTGTAACTGGGGACCCGGCACAGAGGTGCTCCTCCGGTTGCCCTCCAGGTCCACCCATGCACACCCTCGGGTGATCCTCGGGAGAACGGGGGTGGGTGGGGGTGAGGAGAGGATCACTCCCCTCCCCAGCCCCTCCCTTCCAGATCACCCCCTGTGGCCCGCCAGGATGGCCCAGGATTGACGATCTGGCTTGTGGCGGTGTTGACTAGCGGCGACCCCGGATCGGCCTTCCTCGGCCCCGAGAGAGGGCGTTAGGGAACCGGGGACGGTGGTGGGCAAAGAGCTGGCCCTCGAACAGCCGACGCTCGAACTCGGCATCGGCCTTACGCTTGCGCTCCTCCTCGGCCTTCTTGGCGTCGGCGTTGAGGTATTCCGCCCAGTGGGCGACGGAGGCGGACAGGACTTCCACCATGTCGTCGTGCTTGAGCGATCCCCGCGCCTCGCTGATGTGCGTGAGCTGGTGGAGGCCACAGTGCTCCCGCTCGCGGCGGAGGTCGCCCCGGATGACCGTCTGGTCCATGACGAGCCGGTGCTGCCGCATGACGGGCTCCAGGGCGCCGATGATGCGGAGCTCCTTCTGCCCGGTCACTCGCTTGCCCTCGATCCGGCAAGGCCGGAGAGCGTGGACGTAGGGTTCGAGCAGCTTGCCGAACATCCCGTCACCGAAGTTGTCCTCGGGGACGATGAGGTTCACCTCCTCCTCGGCTGCGATCTGGGCGATGGCCTGGAGGGTCTCGGGACCATACCCGTCCTTGAACCCGCCCCACCGGCGCACGAAGATGTAGCCCTGGAGGAACTTGGTGACGCAGTAGGTCGTGAGGTCGCGGCCTCGACCGGACGGGTCGATGTGCATCACCGAGCCGGTGTATTCCAGGAACTCGTCCGAGCGGAACATCGGGCGGTAGAAGCGGTCCCCATCGAAGCCCACGTTGTCGAGGTCCTTGATCTCCAGGTCGGGACCAGCCCCCCACACCAGGCGACCAGGGGCCACCTTCCGGTCCACATCGGTGACGATGAGGTCGCGGGTCTTGAGTGGATACTTCTCGGCGTCGGACAGCGTGGTGTCGAGCATGAACTGGAGCATGAAGCCAGCGGCTCGATACTCCGTCTCGCGCTCGATCAGGTCCAGATCGGTGAACCGCCGGGGGTCCGTAGGTGCGCCGCCGAGGGTGCTGCCGACGGGCTTGATGAGGCCCGGATCGCGGGCGATGTCGTCCCGCAGGAGCGGCGCAAGCTGGCTCCCGTAGATGGGCAGCTTGGCCTCCGAGGGATACCGAGCGGGCCAGATGCGAACGTCGTAGCCCTTCGAGGGCAGCTCGCGGTAGATCGACTGCTCGGTCTGCGGCGTTCCCAGGTAGACGATCTCGCCACCCGGCTTGGTGATCGCCGCGTATTCGTTGGTCTTGGCGGCGAGCTTCTCGCGCATCGCCTCGGTCTCCGAGTTCTTCGGGACCTCCACGTCGTCCGAGATCGTCAGGTCGGCGCGCGACCCGGTGAGCTGGCCGACGATCGACATGGCCTTCACTGACGGGGACTTGTCGGGCTTCGCCGCGCCCACGTCGAAGGCCAGGGTGGACTGCCGCTGCTTCGGCCCAGGGCGCAGCTCGGGCCACAGCTCGTCCCCCTCGGGGTGGTCGATGATCTGCTTGATGAAGCCCGCGATCTCGACCGCGAGGCTCTCGTTGGCGGACACGATGGCGACCTTGAGGTCGGGGTTCCGCCAGAGCCGCCAGACCACGTAGGCGGCGGTGATGAAGGTCTTGCCGACCCCTCGGAACGCCTGGATGAACCGGCGGCGGGGACCCTCGGCAAGATACCGGGCGATGTCCAACTGGATACGGGTGGGCTCCGGGAGGAGCAGCACCCGCGTCCAGATGAACCAGAGGAACTTGAGGAAGTTCCCCTGGAGTATTTCCTTCGAGCTCACTTAGTTGAGGCTGGCCTCGAACGCGACATCATCGAGGTCGAGCTGGCCGAGTTCGATCGCCAGGGTGTCGACCTTCTTGTTCGACTTCGGTGCGTCGATGCCGTTGTCCTTGAGGAACTTGAGGCACTTGTCGATGAGCTGCGGGTTGAGCGGGGCGTAGTTCGGGTCGTCCTTCGGGAGGGCCGCCCGCTCCGCCGCGCGCTGGAGCTCCTCGGTCAGGCTGGTCGCAACCAGCCCGTGCAGGAGGTCCATGATGTTGGCGTCAGCTCTGCTCATGGGGGTGTCCTATTCGTTGGGATCGGGGAGACCGGCGAGGTCCGGCGAGGGGCCGACGTAGTTCACGCCGTCCCCGCCGTGCGCCTCGACGGCCGCCAGGGCGAGCTCCACGGTGAAGCCCTCGTCTCCCGGCTGGAGAACCTGCCGGTCGTCATAGAGGGCGCCCGTGGGGACGCCCTCCTTGGTGATCTGCCAGAGAGCCATAGGGATCACGCGAACAGCAGGAGGACCACCACCTCGTTCGCACCGATCGCGGTGTTGTCCGCGTCGGCCGGACCGGCGGTGATCGCGTAGGCGATACCGGCGGCGAAGTGGATGCCATACTGGTCGAACAACGCCCCGAGGTCCACCGACGAGTTCGGCGGCAAGCCGATCGTGGCGAACGGAACGTCAGTCGGGATCACCGGCGCCGAGTTCTTGCTGAACAGCTTGAGGTAGCGCCAAGAGGCCGATGCGTTGGTCACGATCCCGCCGCTGATGCGACCGGCCGTGGTCTTTACGCTGGTCAGGTTGGTGCTCGCCGCCGAGATCAGCTTGTGCGCCGTAAGGCCGTTGGTCGTTGCCACGGCGGCCCCGCTCACGCCCGTGGTGCCGCTGATCGACACAGGGGTCGCTGCACCGCCCGCTGCGATGACGACAGGGACCGACTGGGAGGGGGTCTGGTTCCCGCGCCCGCCACCGACTTCCGCCTGGAGCTCCTGGATGTCGAGCGCCACGATGCGGTTGAGGGTGACGTTGGTGTTCGACGCCGGGGCCGCGACGTTGCGGACCCAAACGAACGGCGCGTAAGCCAGGTCCGGGTTCGGGACCACGACCGAGCTGCGAGCCGAGCCGGTGGTGCGGACCGCGTTGCTGTCGGCGACGCCGGACAGGATCGTCACGTCCTCATTGCGAACTTCGATCGAGTAGTCCGCCGCAGCGGCCGTCGTCGCCATGTTCGCCGCCGCTAGGGCGCGCGGCGACGCAAGGTTGTCCGCCAGGGTTTCGAGGGTTGCGGTGGTCGCGGTGGTGCCGGTGAACAGCATCGCCGCGTAGTTGGCGAAGGAGCCCGCCAGGGAACCGTGGGGGATCGGGAGGCCGGTCGAAGGGTCGACCGCCACATAGCCGACGCGGACCTCGTTCGCAGCGAGACGCTGGGAGAGCGCCAACACGGCCGTCAGGTTCGCCGGGATCGTCTGACGCGCAGGGCCGACCATCAGGAACTCGCTGCCGTTCGTGGTCCCAAGACCGAGAACGAGCGAGCCGTTGTTCAGGGTGACGGTGATCCCGTTCGAGCGGACGATACGCCAGCCACGGGCAATGAGGGCGTCGATGCTCGGCTGGCCTGCGGCAGCCGCCACACCGGCAAAGTTGTCGGCAAACTTCCCTCGGGTGGTGCCGACCTGCAAGACTTCCCGCTCGCTCGGCAGGAAGGTCGTGGTGCTCACTTAGTGTTCTCCATCTTGGTTTCGAGGCGGGCGACGGTCTCGCGGGTCTCCGCTACGTCGTCGGCGATCTTGTCGAGCTTGGGACCGAGCTCCTCGATCTGCTCGATGCGGGTATCCTGCTTGGCGTCGTTGACGGCGTTGGTGATGACCATGCCGCCCCCGCCGAGCAGGGAAGCTGCGGCGACCGCTTCGATCAGCCGCTCCTTGAGGACGCTCCAGTCCACGGGAGGATTACCCTTCGCTCACCGGGGGCTCACCCCGGAGCAGCGCCAGGAGCCCGTAGGCGAAGCCCACGAGGCAGAGAATGGCGATGAAAAGTCCGATGTATTCCATTGATCTTCTGTCCTTATTCGAGAGGAGCCCGGCTCATTACTGGCCGGGGCTCCCGAATACTTCCGCGCTCGATCACCACCCGATTGCGAACCAGCGGGTGCTGATGCCCACGTCGATCCCGTTGGTGATGCTGGCGTTGAAGTTGTTGAACGAGGACACGGCAGGGCCGTTGTCCTGGCGGTTGGTGACGGTCTCGCCGCCGTCCGCGATTACGATGAACGCGGCGTTGGGGAACGAGATCGGGTAGGTCACGGTGGCCGTGCTGTTCGCGGTGATGAACACCGACCCCCACTGGAGGATCAGCCCGCCGGGGAGCCGCTGGTAGCCGTTGGCGGTGAGCGACTGCCGCCCAGAGCCGTTGTATTCCGACCACGGGACGCGGGCATCGAGCGCGCCCTGGAGACCGGACACATCGCCGATCCCATGACCGTGGACGAGCGCCGCGCGGCTGCCGGGATCGAAGTTGCCCGAGTGCCAGACGGTGTTCCCGTTGTAGGTCAGCGCGCCGCCTGCGACCGCACCCAACAGTGAGTTCCCAGGGCCGTTGCCGAAGTTGACGTAGCCTCGGTCCGCGTTCTGCTGGCCGACGACGTAGACGGTGTTCCCGGAGTTGAGGTCCATCAGGCGAACGTCGTCGCCGATCCAGATCGTGCTTCGGGCCACCACCTCCGCTGCGTCAATCCCGGCCGCGAGCCCCAACCACCCGTTGTTCAGGTTCAGCGTCATGGGCCAGCGGCCGTTGATCTGCTGACCGTCCCAGTTCGGGTTGTTGGTCCCGCCTCGCATGAAGTAGGCGATGTCGTCGTTGACGTGGATGCCGAAGGCTCGGTGGTTTGTGTCCCGCCACCAAATCGTCGGAGCCGCAGAATTGAGGAAGATCGTGTTCCCGTTAAGGGTCAGGTCTCCCCAGTTCTCCAGCCACATGATGCCTGCGTCGGAGGCGTTCCGCCATTCGTAACCGTTGGGCGACCCGAAGAACGTCCGCCCGTTGTTCCCGAAGAAGAACCGACTGCGGCCGTCAGTCGAGGTGATCCACTGATCCACGCCCCGCAGGAGGCGATTATCCAACGCCGCCTGGAGGCCGGACACGTCGGCGATAGCGTGGCCGTGGGCCGCTGGCGTGAACGTCGACGGACGGCCGACGATGTTACCCCAGGCCACCGCACCGGCGGTTCCCTGGATGTCGATCGGCCAGACCTTCCCGAAGTTCGTGCTGTCCACCTGGAGCCGCAGACCGTCCCCCGAGGTGTGCCACCCGATGAACAGCTTGTTGGCGCCCTGATCCGTTCCCCCGCCCTGCTGCACCGGGGTGAACCCGATGTTGTTCTGCTTGGCATCGAGGGCGGCTTGCAGGCCCGTCACTTGGGCGATGGTGTGGGTGTGGGTCAGCGGAGCGCGCGCGTCGAGCGCGGTCTGGAGGCCCGTCACTTGGGCGATGGTGTGGGTGTGGGTGGCGTCCGCCTTGGCCGCGATCTGGGCCGTGATAGTCGCCGCAAAGTTAGGGTTGTTGCCAAGAGCCGCCGCCAACTCATTGAGAGTATTCAGCGTTCCCGGCGCGGCGCCTACGAGGGCGTTCAGCTCCGCCTGGAGTTCCGCCTTGGTCGCCAGCGTCGCCGGGTTGATCGACGCCGCAGCGGCCTGGGCCTGATCCCGCGCCACCTCGGCGGCCACTCGGGCAGCCTGGGCGGCCGTCGCCTGCTGCGACGCGGTGATCTGCGACAGGCCCGCGTTGGTCTCGCTCGTCGCGGCCGCGTTGGCTCGGGCCGTCGCCGTATCCCGCGCCGCCTCGGCTCCGCTGCGGGCCGCACCGGCAGCCGCGTTGGAAGCGGCGGCCTCGTCCCGGAACACCTCCGCCTCATCGCGGAGCTGCTGCGTCAGGGCGCGCGCGGAGGCCGCTGCGGTGTTCTGCTGGGTCGCCTGGAGCGCCTGGTTGACCGCCTGGGCGAGAGCCTCCTCGGCCGCCTCCTGCGCCTCCAGGGAGACACCCGCCGGTCCTGCCACGGTGTCCGCCAGCTTGGCGGGGCAGTCGACCAGGAAGGTGTCTCCGTTGGCGTTGGTCAGGGGATACTTCCCGTCCCCGTTCGGGCCGCCGGTGGCGGTCCCTGCCAGCCAATCCCGGAACTCGCGCTCGCGCTCATTCCAGGACGACAGCAAGGCCGTCACCTGGGCCATAAGCTGCGAGGTCGACATCGGGACTTACTCGCTCGGCTGGGCTTCGGCGGCCGCCTTCTGCTGCTCGTGTGCCAGGATCGCGCCGATCTGGCCGAGCCGCTGGTCAATGGCGTCGAGCTCGTCCTTGAGGAGGGCCTTGCGGGCGAGGAGGGCGAGCTGCTGCTGCTGGAGCTGTTCGATCATGTTCACCTTCTGATGTGGTAGGCGTGGAGGATCATTTCGTTGACGGAGCCGGACCCGGCGATGCGCCGGACCTGGAGGACGTAGGTGTAGTTCCCGTCGGCCGGGATGCTGTCGTCCACCCAGGTCCAGCTTCGGAGGTCGTTGGCGCCTGTCATGGTGAGCTCGGGGGTCCCCGGCAGGATGTGATCCGGGAAGCCCGAGCGGCGCCGCACGATGCGCCACGCGGAACGATCGTTGTCGCCGCCCGTGCGGACGGCGCAGATGTTCCAGGTGATGACCGTGCGGCCCCCTGCCGAGCACGGGAGGGTTACTGCTGCGGTGTTGGACATAGGTTACTGCAAGTTGACCTCGAAGCCGCCGCCACCGCCGCCAGACCCGCCGCCGCCGCCGCCGCCGCCGCCGGACGTGGCCGTGCTGAAATCGACCCAGACGTTCTGCGGAAAGGAGCTCATGGCTCCCCCGAAAGCGGTCTGCCAGTAGGCCGAGGTGGACACGGCGTTCTGCTGGATGGCGACGGTCTGCACCGTGCCGCCCACTAGGAGGTTGCCGTTGACGCGGACGCTGCCGGTCATGCTGATGTCGGTGCCGTTGATCTCGAACACCGTGCGTGGGGATTGCCCCGGCACCACCACCCGGAAGCGGTCGGCTAGGATGTCGAAGGTCCCCGAGGTGCCGTTGTTGTTCTGGACGAAGCCGGTGACGTAGCCGTTGACATCGAGGCTCACCCCGTAGCGCGCGGCGATGCCGTTCACCGACTGGGAGAGCGTGGACACGCTCGCCTGGAGCGGACCGACCTGGGACGAGACGACGCTGATCTGCTGGGAGAGCGCGCTGTCCGCGTTCGCCCGCGCGGTCGCCTCGTTGACGATCGCCGCCGCGTTGTTCCCCAGAGCCACGTCGATCCCGGACAGGCGCGTGGCTAGGGAGGTCGAGCCGTCCACCTGGACCCGGTTCATGTCGAGGACCCAGCCCTGACCGTTGCCGGTGCGGGCGCCGAGTAGCGCGAAGTTCTGCGCGAACACCGCGTCGGCGTTGGCCCGGACCGTGCTCTCGGTCTGGATCGCGGCGCTGTTGTTGTTCACCTGCGTGGCGAGTGACTGCCGTGCCTGGGCCTCGGCTTGGTCGCCTGCGATCCGGGCGTTCCGCTCGGTCACGATGGCGGCCGCGTTGTCGTCGACCCGGACACCCAGGGCGGAGATCGAGGACGCCAGCGCGGTGTCGCCGCTGATCCTCGCGGTCTCCTCCGACGTGATCGCCGCCTCGGCGTCGTCTAGGCGCACATCGAGCGCGCTGATCGAGGAAGCCAGAGCGGCGTCCTGCGTGATCCGCGCGGTCTGCTCTGCGGTGATCGCAGCCGAGTTCGCCGCGTCAGTCGCCGAGAGGGCGCTGAACCGCTGCGCCAGGGTCTCCGTCGGGGACACCCGAGCGGTGTTGAGGTTGAACACGAAAGCCAGGTTGTCGCCACTCTTGGCCCCGATCAGGGCCAAGGTCTGCGCCAGCGCGGTGTCACCGGCGATACGCTCGGTGCTCTCCTGCTGGATCAGAGTGGCGATGCCGGTGCCGGGGTCCCCACCGAGCAAGGCGTCCACCGTCTCAACGAGCAGATCGTGCTCCTGCCGGAGCGTCGCCAGTGCGCCGCCGGTCTCCTGGAGACCGAGCGCCTGGTCAATGATCGCCTGGGCGTTGAGGTCGATGTCGGCGATGGCCTGCCGGAAGGTGTCGAGCACCTGCTGCTCCAGCACCATTTCGGCGATCTGCTGGGCGACACCTTCGGGGGTCGTGACGATCCCGAGGTTGGACGCGATGCGGACCTGGGCCGCCTTCAAGCTCCCGTTGTAGAGGGCCGTCACTTCCTGCTGACGGTAGAGGAGCTGCTGCACGGCGAGGTTCAAGTCCTCCTGGGTGAGGACTGCGCCGTTCTGAAACTTCACGAGTGCCTGGTCTATGGGGGTCTCGCGCTGGAGCACCACGCTCTCCCCGCCAGCCAGGGGGGTGGCGATACGCAAGCGCGCACCGCCGACCCACTCCTGGATGGGGGTGATTACACCGTTGACCAGGACCTCGACGTGGCTCCGGTTGATGAAGGGGAACGGGACATCAAACTCCCGCTGCCCCGCCGTCGCCACGTAAAGGGCCGGTGAGTAGCTCAAGGTTCTCCTTGCTGGTTACAGTCGTTCGGACGGTTCGAGACCCATTTCCTCGACCAAGGCGTTCGCCTCGCGGCGAGCCTCGTCGGTGCTCATGCCGTCCTTGAGGTAGTCGAAGAACGCCCGATGGGCTTCTCGCTCCGACTGGTAGCGGGGGTTCCGCTCCTCGTAGATGACACGGGCCTTCTCGTTGTAGGACGACATGACATCCATGACGGCCTGCCGCTTGGCTTCCTTCGACTTGAGCCCCTGGAACCAGGGGTCCGCGAACAGGTCAGCCAGGGCCTCCTTCATGGTCATGCCCCACTCGTTCGTCGCCTCGTTGCCCCGGATCGTGCGGAGATCGGAGAGCTCCTGCGCGGTCAGGCGGAAGCCTTGACCGGCCGGGTCCCGCTTCTCCAGGTTGCTGATGTTGATCTGGAGCTCGGCGAGCTGGCGAGTGACCTCATCGGTGTCGTCGGTGCGACCGAAGGTGATCCCCAGGTCGCGCCCCTCGACGGGGTTGCCCACTGCGTCGATCCGGTCGGGCAGGCCGTAGCCCAGCCCAGGCACCGCGCGGAACAACTGGTCCATGACCGAGACCGCCTCCGGCGCGTTCTGCCGCAGGGTATCGTTGATGGTCCGGCTGAACCCCGAGGTCGGGATCGCGCGCATCATGGCGTTGGCGTAGATTTTCCCCGCCGCTGCCGCGCCGCCCTCCCCGCCTTCCGAGGTCGTGGCCTTCAACAGGTCCCGGAACGAGGTCATGTAGGTTTTCTCGAAGATCGCGTCGCGCACCGCCAGGTAGGCGATGTCGGTCGCGGCCTTGAACGCCTCCTCGGTTCCGAAGGTCTTGTTGTCCTCGTAGGTCCGAAGCGCCTGCCCGAGGAAACCCCCGAGCGCCAGCGTCATGGCGAACGGATCGAGCCGGTTGAGCTCGACGAAGTTGTCGCCGATCTGGATGCGGTTCGGTGGAGCCACGAGGTTGGCCGAGTTGTCATACCCGCCGTTGGTCAGGACGATCGCGCCGGAGAACCCGGCGGCTGCGCCGAGACCGATGAGCATGGTCCCGATCTCCATCCGCGCCTTCTCCAGCTCGGCCTCCATCCCGCCCTTCGACAGGATCGCCTGGACCTCCTTGGCCTTGGCGCCCCACGGGGTGTAGTGGACCAGGCCGCGCTCGAAGATGCGCGTCGGGGTCTTAACGTAGGTCATGAGGATGCCCTCGACCTGGCCGAGACCGACCGCACGGTCGAGCCACTTGGCCCCCTTCATGAACGCCTGCCCCGGTGCCGAGGTCGGCGCGTCGAGGAACAAGGTGCGCTGGGCCTCCTTCTCGATCGCGTAGTCCCGCGAGGCGAGGAACCGCTCCTCGGCGGTCAGGTCTTGACCGCGCGCGATGCGCTCCTCGATCTGCTCCAGGATGTCCACCGAGGGACGCTCGGCGAGCTCCTGGGCGCGGCGGCTGGCATACTTGGCGAGCTGGTCCTCGGGGAGCCCGAGGTCCATCGCTTCGGAGATCGCCTGCCGTGCCGCGAGGGCGTAGCCTTCCTTGAGCCGGATGAACTCCTGGCCCATGTCGTCCAGGGCGCCGACGGTGATCCGGCCGATCGCCATACCCATCGCATCGACGGTGTTGGCGGCCGTCGCCCCGGCGCGCTCCATCTGGTAGACCAGGCGGGCGAACGCACCACCGCCTCGCTCGGCGAGCCGCTGCTCGGCCCGCGCGTTGAAGCGGCTGGGGTCGAAGGCAAGCCGACCGAGTTCCGCCTGCTCGCGCTGGGCGGCCGGACGGAAGCCTCCGGCGATCATCGCGCGCTGCGCGGCGGATGCCCGGAGAGCTGCGCGGCCGGTGGGGTTGAAGATGCCGGTGATGCGATACACGTCATCCCAGAACTCCCACTTGATGCGATCCGCGAAGGCGGCCATGCCGCGCTTCCACGCGGTCCAGTAGACCGACCGCTCCACCTCGTTCATGAAGCGGAGCTTCATCGCCTCGTCGGCGCGACCGGCCAGCTCGTAGTTGCGGGCCGCCCACGCGCGCGCGGCGCGGTTGCGGAATAGGTCGTGGATCACGAAGCCGACCGTGTTGAACAGGCCGGTGGCCGGGGTCAGCGAGTTCGACTTGATGTAGGCCGACACGCTGTTCATGGCGCGGTTCCAGAGCGTGAGCTGCTTGGCGTTGTCGGCGTTGAGGAGGACTGCCTCCACCTCCGCCACGTCGTCGAGCGTCCGCATCCGGGCGAGCAGGCTGGCGAGCTCGGTGTTGCCGAGCTCCTTCATAGCCGCGCTGACGCGGGCCTTGATGCTCTCGACACTCTCGGTCTCGATCACCTCCTCGGTGGTGTCCGCCCAGGCCAGCTTGTCGCGCTGCCCGAGGACCCCTAGGGATCGACCGAGCTTCGACTTCATGGCGCGCGCGTAAGCGAACGTCTCGATCGCCTTGGACAGCTCGCGGGCCATCGCCTCGCGGGCTTCCTCATCCCCGTCGAGGACGCGGGTGAGATACTTGTCCTTGGCCCGGAGGAACTGGAGCGCCCCCACCATCGACTGATGGTTCGCAAGGCGCGCGTCCTTCTCCAGGTCCGCGTGGCGAGCCAGCGCGGCCTTCATGTCCTCCGGCGAGGCCGCGTCCCCGTAGCGCCGGATGAACTCCTCGCGCATCGTCTTGGCGGTCTTGGTGCCGTAGCCCGCCGCCTCCATGATGGCGTCGGTGGCTTCCTCCAGGTTCGTCGCCGCGCGGCGAATGTCGTCCTGGTCGATGTTCGGGTCGTCGATGTCGATCCCGAGCAGGCTGCGGTAGTGCGGGTCGTTGACGAGGGTGCCTTCGGCTTCGGCCTTCTCGATCCGCTTGGCCCACTCCTGGGCCTGCTGCGGGGTCAGCCGCGAGAGCCGCTTGGCGACCGCCTGCCGTGCCGCCTCGACGGGACCGAGGAGCTCCTTGGTGGACAGGATCGCGCCCTCCGGCACGACATCCTCGTCGACCCCGTTGAGGTCGTTCCACCGCTTCGGCTGGGCCGCCGCGTCGTCGGCCAGGGCGTCCGCCTGCTGGGCCGCCGTCCGGGCAACCGAAGGGGTCGCCAGCTCGTCCACCGCGTTGGCCGCCGGGGCAGCCGTGCGGGGGGACGGCGTGAAGGAGGCTTCGATGCGGGGGGTCCGACCACGCCGGACCAGCGCCCCGATCCGGTTCCCTGCCGTGCGTAGACCGGGCAGGATCACCGAGCCGAGCACCAGGCCGCCGCCCGCGCCCCAGGCCGCACCCACGGCGGCACCGCGCAGGCGCTCATAGTCGAACAGCCGGTCACTCTCGGCGGAGCCCATGCCATAGAGGCCGCCCTGCACCGCCCCGGCTGCGACCATACCGCCAGTCCCGGAGATCAGGCGGCCCGAGCGGACCGCACCGGCGACGCGGCCGCCCCATCCGAGGAACGGGACGAAGCCGCCCGCGACCTGACCGGCGATGAACGTGCCGGTGTATTCGTCGTTCAGGTGCTTGAGGAACCGCCGGTTCTCCCGGAGCTGCTCCTCGTAGCTGACGCCGTAAATCTTGCTGTCGACCCACGCCCCGGCCTCATCGAGATAGCCGAAGGTGATGGTGTCGGCAGCGCCGTAGAGCGCGGCTTCGAGGTGGCTGCCGTTTCCGTAACGGACGTAGTTCCCCCGCGTCTCCTTGACGGGGACCTGACGGCGCGTGGTGGGCCGCTGCTGCGGCGCCGATCCGCGCTGCGTGTCGAGCTTCCGATATTCGTCAACAAGAGACACGGGGGTTCCTTTCGTTACTTCTTCTGCTGCGGGTAGAAGCCGCTCATGCGGCTATGGATGCGAGACACCTCTGCGCTCGCTGCGGCTGCGGGGTCCTTGCCGTCGATGATCGCCTGGGCGAACCGGGCGCGGGACTTGTTGAGCTCGGTGGTGAGCACCGTCTGCGCTTCGGCTCGGCGGCTGGCCGGGACAAGGCGGAGGTTCGAGGAGAGCATGACCTCCAGGTCATCGAACTCGTCGAGCTTGGCCCGCGCTGCGGGGTTGTCCTTGCGGAGGTTCTCGATCGAGTTAAGCCCGCTGTCCACGCTGCTCATGACGGCCGAGCGGACGACGGGATCGCGGATCGACATGGCCTCGGTGAGAAGCCGCTGCCGCGCCTGACCGGGCGTCATCTTCCCCGACAGGACACCGCCGGTGTAGCGGGAGGTGATCGCCTCGACCTGATCCTCACGGGCCTGGGCTTCCGCCTCGTCGGCTTCGGCCTCGACCCGCTGGTCGTAGGTGTATTCCCGGTTCGCGTTCTCGCGCACCTGATCGAGCAGCGCCATCTGCTGCTGCGGGCTAATCATGTCCGCCTCGGCAGCCGCGTCGATCTCCGCCACGGTGAGCGGTTCGCCGCGTCCGTAGAGCCGGAGCTGCATCGCCCAAGCCGTCTCGCTCTGGCGCTCGGTCCGCTCGCGGTTCCAGTCGGAACGGATGCGCGAGGCAAGCCCGTTGCGGAACTCGAACAGGTTGAGCCGCTGCTCCTCGTCGAGGTTCACCAGACCATCCAGCGAGGCCACCATCGTGGGCGACATCCCGCTCTCGGCCTGCTCGACCGGATCGAGGGGCTCGCCGGGGGCGCGGAAGCCGGGGTTGGTGCCGATCGGATCGGACATCCCGAGCGGGCCGTCGGTGCCGGTCACGCCGCCCGCCTGCCCACCCACGGCCTTGCTGATGGCCGCGAGCGCCTGACCGACGGTCTTGCCGCCGCCCAGGTAGGTCGGGTTCTTGGCGATCTCGTCCGAGTTGAAGAACCGGCTGACGGGGGCGCCCTGGTCCGCCTTGAGCAGGCGGGCCGCGCGCTTCGCGCCAGCAAAGTGGGCGACGTAGAGGTTCGCGGTGGTGAGGTCGATGCCCTCCTTGCGGAGGACCTCGGCATTGTCATCGAGCAGCCGATCCATCAGCCGCTCCTGCACCTCGGGATCGAACCGCTTGTTCGCCCAGGCACGGCCAGCCTCCGTCCGGCTCACCCCGTAGACCTTCATGTAGGTGTCGAGGAAGGTCGGGCGGGTGAACTGGTAGCGGCCGCTGGCGCTCGAACCCATCTGGTTCGTCGCGTTGTCGTTGCCGTTGCTCTCGGGGCGCGCGATGGCCGCCTTGACGGCCGCGCGGTCGAAGGTGGTGATGGGCTGCCGGTCAGCCTGCGGGGCTCCTGCCGGTGCCGCCTGGGTGGCTGAGGGGAGCGCGATCCGCTCGATCGGCCGGACGCTGCCGGGGTTGGCCGGGTCCACGCCGGAGGCGATGCCGAGCGCCTGGTCGATGAGGGCGATGGCCTCGGCCCCACGGTTGTTCCGTTCGAGCTCCACGGCGGCGGTCTTGAGGGCGCTCTCGAAGCGAGCACCGACGCGCTCTGCGCTGATCCCGTCGGGCAGACCCTCCAGGGCCTCCGAAAGGGTCTCGGTGGTGAGCCCTCGGCCGGACGTGATGGCGCCCCGGACGGTGGCCCCGAAGTTGTCGAGGCTCTCCTCCTGGAACCGCTCCTCGATCCGGGAGCCCGCCTTCATCTGCATTTCGGCGCGGGTGCTGCTGACCCGCTCGGCCAGCCAGGTGAAGGCGCGGGGCGACCCGAAGTTGCGAACGTCGCCGGTCTCGGGGTCCTTGATGAAGTCCGAGAAGGTGGTCTCGAACCACTCGTTCACCTCGGCTTCGCGCTCCTCCATCGTGAGCTGCTTCTGGTTCTCCAGGAGCTCCCGGAGCTCGGGCTCCTTCTCCTGGAGGAAGTCATACCAGGCGCGCTGCGCGCGGCCGGTGGCGACCGCATCGGAGTAGGCGCGGGACTTCGCCATGCGCTCCTCGTCGACCTTGCCAGCGAGCTGGTCGGCCGCACCCTGGGCGGCGTTGTCTGCCTCCTCGCGCTCGAAGCGGGCGTTGGCGTAGTTCTGGAAATCCTTGGCGGCGTCCCCGGCAAGCCCGAAGATTTGGCGGAGCTGGTCTGCCCCGCCCACGTCGCCCCGCCGAGCGTTCCGCAGGTCGGCATTGTATTCGCGCCGGGGAGCCTCGACGTTGCGACGCTCCGGCAGGATGCCCCTGCGGTTACGCAGGATGCGGTCCTCACGCCCGACGCGGGCCTGGACCTGGGAAAGATCGGTCATGGATTACCCTCTATTTGCTGGGTCGTGTCTGGATTTTCGCCTGCTGCACCCCCGACCAGCCACTCGCAGCGGCCGAGGCCAGGGACAGGCCAGCGCCCAGGGCGGTCGGCCGCTGGACTTGCGAGAGCGCGCTCTCCGCCGCTGCCGTGTTGGCTCGGTGGCGGCTCTCCATGTTGGCGATCGTGCGGTCGCGCGACAGCTCCATCTGCATGGCGCTGTCCATCAGGAGACCCTCGATCGAGCCGGACGCAAGCGACAGGCCCGCCTCACCGGCGGCCGATCTGATTTTCGCCTGCTCGCGGCGGGCGGCCCGCATATCGTCGAAAAGCTGCGAGGTGGCGAGCTGGCGGGTCTCCTCCCGCTCGATCGCCTGCTGCTCTCGGATCGCGCGCTCCTGGGCCTTGGCGTTCTTGGAGGCGGCGATGAGCTGTGCGCCCGTCGATGCGACGGTGGTGACGCCGACGACGACGGCCGCAGTAACGGGATCACACATGAAACTGGGTCCTTGCGAAGGTGTGGAACAGGAGCCCCTCGGGTCCGACGCGGTGGTCGCCCAGGAGCTCGAAGCCGCCCCACCGGAGCCAGCGCATCGACAGCTCGTTGCGGGCGTCGATGTAGTTCCAGAGGATCGGGTAGGCGGCGTTGAGTTCGTCGAGGTAGCGCCGGGTGTGGCGCGCGATGTGCCGCGCCTCCAGGCGGATGCCGTCGGTCCCCAGCATCCACGCGATGCCCACCTCGGGCAGCGGGTGCGGGGCAGCCCCGAACAGCGCCACCGGCCCCACCCGATCGCTCTCGATGCAGTAGGCATGGGTCGACAGGGCAAGGCTGGTGTGGAGCGCGGAGTGCGGCGAGAGGCCGCTGGAGGCGGCCACCTCCTCGACATCGCTGTCCCGGAGGTGGTCGGCTATGTGGTCGGCCCACGCCTCCGCCACGTCGGCGGGGACGCGGCGAAGGTCATGGACTTGGATCACTAGCTGCGCCGGTAGTAGAAGCCCTCCCACTCGGCAGACACGAAGGTGCATCCGACGTGCGTGTCGTTGGTGAGGGTGATGGTGGCCTGGGCCGCGTCGCCATAGACCTGGAAGCTGTAGCTCCCGGTGTGCTTGACGGGCCGGTTGAGGATCAGGTCAGCGCGCCCCACCACCTTGCCGGTGAAGTCCGCCAGCTTCGCCGGGATCACGTCCTGCTGGTCCGGCGCCAGCGCAGCGCCGTAGGGCGCCACCTTGGTGCGGAAGTAGGCGGTGTCGGTGAAGTAGACCGTGAAGGTCCGAAGCTGGAGACGGCCGGTGGTAACGGGCCGGTTCTGGAAGTCGACCGGGAACTGGCGGCTGAACTGGAGCTCCATGTCGTAGGTCTCGCCCCCGGTGCAGACGCCGAGCTCGTTCCCCGGCACCCGGAACACCGAAGGCCCGAACCAGGTGTAGGTCGAGGGATCGACCAGGGAGCCCGGTCGGCTCGGGTGGCTGCCGCTGCGGACGAGCTGGAAGCGCGCCTGGTTCGCCGCGTAGGGGATCACGAACTGCGTGTAGTCGTTCACCGGGTCATAGGTGCCAGTGAGCGCCACGCGCCGGTCGAGGTAGACCTGATCGAGCTGCTCGGCAGGCTTCGCGCCGATCTCCAGGTTGATCTTCTGGAGCGACACGGTGCCGCCTCGGCGCACGATGAGGTAAAGCTCCCCGTCGATGTGGGTGCCGGACAGCACGTCGCCGTCGAAGCGCCACTCGCGCCACGCGCTCTGGAGCTTCTCGTTCCCGTTCCAGTAGAACTGGTAAGGGAACAGCGAGGGACCGCCGGTGACAGCAAACAGCGCGCGGTTGTTGGCCGCCGGGATGAGCTGCTTGAGCCCCTTCGGGAGATACCGAGGGACGTGCGCCGTGATCTCGGCCGCCGCCAGGGCCTCGGCCTCCTCCATGCGGGTGTATTCCCAGACCACCGAGCTGGAGTTCTGGTCGCCGCAGAAGTAGACCTCGGTGCCGATCTGGACCGGCCGGACCTCGGGGTTGACCTCGTAGTGCATCACCGGCTGGATCGCCACGCTCTCCGGGGTCAGCCCGTCCTCGCCGTTGGTGAGCGAGAACTGGGTCTGGTCGGCGAAGCACAGGATGCCGTGGTTCATAGGGACGGCGTAGTTGAGCAGCGCCACGTTCTTGGTCGCGGCCGCCACGTCGACCACATCGGTCGCCACGTAGTCGAGCACGGTGTTGCGCCAGAAGTTGCCGAAGTCACCCGAGCAGGAGAACACCACATTCTCATCGACCAGGAAGCCTAGGCGGTTCTGGTAGAAGAACACGTCCCGGATCGTCCGGCCGATGAAGGTGGGTGCGGGGTTGGTCTGCTCGTCGCCGACACGACGCGGAGCCCACGAGAAGGGGGCGAAGGTGAACGTGCCGTCGGCCTCGCGCACCAGACAGTGCGGCAGGGTCTCCGACTTGAGAGCGTTGATCTGGTTCGGGGCCACCGTCTCGTCCCAAACGGCGCCGTTGCGGCGCACCCAGAACGACACGAAGCCCGTCTCGATCGAGCCCGTGATCTTGTAGAGCGCACCGTTGGGTGCGGTCTCGGGGAGCTTTTCGATGCTCGGCACCTCGCCAGCGAACGAGCCGCCGGGAGGGTTGATGCGATACTGGAGCTCCGAACCGCTAAGGATCGCCATACCCAGGGCGGCCCACGCCGCGTCCGCGCCGGTGAGCTGGTTGTTGGGCCAGCGGTAATAGGACGGGTCGGCGGTGGTGTCAGCACCGGCCGGGGCCAGCTCGCACTGGCGTTCGGTGTTCACGATGAAGGTGTAGTCGGCCACCGTCACGGCGCGGAACTTGCCGCCCGCGAGGTAGCCATAACCGCCGGGGGCGTTCACCGTCTGCTGCGCGCCGGTGCGCTGATCGTAGACCCGAACTACGGTCTGGTCGATCACGACCACGAACCGCTCGTTCACGTCTCGGTTGATGTGGTGGACCAGGGCGTCGTTGCTGATCGCCCCCAGGTCCGCGATCCACTCCGACGGGGGACGCTTGGAGACACCTTCGGACAGGACTGCCCAGGTGTTGAGCTCGCGCTCGTGCTGGTCCGGCGAGCGCAGGATCGGGGGCTGCTGCGACACCCCGTTATAGAGAGCGGGCAGGACCCGCGAGCGGAGGCTCATGTGTCAGTATGTCCGGTTGAGATACCGGCCCATCGAGGCGTTGCGGCGGAACAGGTTGGTGTCCCGGCTGGCGCGCTCCTCGCGCTCCAAGAGCACGTAGGCGCGCATTTCGTCCTCTTGCTGGAACCGATCGAGGATTTGCGAACCGATCACCCGGCTCTGGAACTTACGTCCGGCCGAGGTGGCGATGTAGCACCGCGCGGTCTCCGGGAGGTCCTCGAAGGGGAAGCCCCAGATGATCTTCACGGTGACGGGAGCAGGGAACACGAACGAGCGCCGGTCGCGGCTGTAGAGGCAGCGACCCTTGGTCTCGTGCCGCCGCTCGATGATGTTCTCCGAGGGGTCCTCTGCGTCCACCCGAAGGGCGTTGACGGGGACCCGGACGTGACCGTCCACGTCGCGCGAGAGCTCGTAGCCCTCGTCGGTGTTGAAGTTCCAGCCCTGCGACTGAACTCGGCGGGAGACCTTGGCGAGTTCCCCGAGCGCGATGTTCACGTCGGTGATGCCGGACACTTCGAGCGTCGAGACCGGGGCCTGTCCGATGGACATCAGCATTTCGTTGACGGCTTCGAGCTCGGTCATGGGGGTGATGATGCTCATGGGATAAGCTCCGGGAAAAAATAGGAGGCCCCCGCGCTAAGGCGGGGACCCCCATCAAGGCTTACACAGGCGGCGCAGCCGTCCGCAGCTCGACCGCGCACTTGGTGCGGAGGGTGCGAGTGCCGACCATCATGCGCGAGATCATCAGGGTTCCCTGCTTCTCGGGCTGGTCGACGATCTGGAACGACGGCTCCTGCACGATCGCCGAGCAGACCGCGTAGGGGGTCCACACGACACCGACCGTGGTGTCGAAGCGCGCGCGATAGGCGGCCGGGATGGTCGCGTTCGCGGCATCGTTCACACCGAACACGGTGCTGGCGATGTTCGACTTGTGGATCATGATGTCGTCGATCGTGGTCAGCGTCATGCGCCGGATCGAGGCGTCGCCGCTGTTGAAGTCGGCGTTCAGGTTCTTGTCGCTGCGAGCGATCAGATACCACTGGGCCGGACGGAGCAGGCCGTGGACCGGCATCGAAGCCACCGGCACGTCCTTCTCATCCATCACCTGCTTCGCCTGCGAGAAGGCGTCGATGAGCAGGTTGGCGTCAGTCGCCAGCGAGGCGTTCTGAACCGCACCACCGCCCTGGTCGCCAGCGAACAGCGCCGGACCACGCGAGGCGAGGATCAGCGAGCGCATGATGTTCGCGTCGAAGTGACGCGCCAGGAACTCGCCGAGCTCCGTGGTGTAGGGCTGGCGAATGTCGTAGTGGTTCATCAGCTCGTCGATGTCGGCGACGAACACCGAGCTGACGAGCTTGTCGTCCGGCACCACGACGATCTCGGTGTGCGGGATCACATCGCCGAGGATTTCGGTGCCAGGGGTGTGGTAGCCGCCGTTCGCGCGCCAGATGGCCGGGAAGCGGAAGCTCTTGCCACGGGCGAGGGTCTTGGTGGTATGCTTGTCGCGCAGAATGGCGCTGCGCTCGAAGGCGGTGACGACTTCACCGCCGAACAGGTCGAGCATCAGGGCGCGCGGATCACCGGCGCCGAGGTTCTGACCCGGACGGGAGGGGATGCTGTTGGACATCTTCCTTCTGGGGTTGAGGTTGGGTTTGGGGTTGCTGCAACCGCCGCCTCAAGGCCCACGCTCGGTTATCCCGGAGTGCCGGGGCCGAGGGGATGGGTTATCTCGGGAGAACGGTGTTCCCCTCTGGCGACCAAACCAGAGAGGCTGCCAATCGGGGACCCGCCCTCGCTGGTCAGGCGAGGGGTCGGGCTGCCGAAGGCGGGAAAAAGACCCCCGTGGTGCGCGTGGATTTACGACCGGCCTTGTTATCCGGCACACCAGAAGGCGTCGGGGGTTCGATTAGGTCAGCGACCGAGCGAGTAGCTCTCGCGCTCGAAGATGCTGCGAGGCGCCATCGAGAAGCCAGCGGCCTGCGAACGAGCCAGCTTGGCAGCCACCTCGGCGCGATAGCTCGCATCCTTCTGGTAGCGCGGATCACGCATCGCCTGGAGGTAGTCCTCCTTCGAGCTGAACACGTCACCGGCCGCAGCCGGGGTGCCACTCGGGCCGATCAGGTTGCCTTCCGAAGGACGGGCCTTCTGGAACTTCGCCTGGAGACCCAGGATCGCCGCTTCGCGCAGCGCGGGGTTGTCGAGCGCCGAGTTGAAGGCGTCGATCTCCTCCGCCGACAGAGCGCCAGCGGCCCAGGTCGTCATGGCGTTGTAGGCTTCCTCGCCGCCCGCGATCTTGTAGATCGCTTCGACGTTCGCGGCGGTCTGCGCCTTCACGCCCTCCAGGTAGAGGTCGAAGATTTCGCGGGGGATACCGGCAGCTTCGAGCGCCGCCACCGCGTCCTCGCTCACCGCCTGACCCGAGGCCCACTCCTCGCGGGCGCGGGCGATAGCTTCGGTCAGCGGGTTCGGCTGATCCTTCGGCTCCTCCTTCGGGGCCTCGATCTTGCCGTCCGGGCGGGTCGCGGGCTGCTGCTGCGGCTCCTGCTGGGGCTGGCTGCGGGTGCGCTCCAGCTCACCGTAGGACTTCGCAAGGGCCTCGTAGTTGGCCTCGCCCTTCTCGGCGTTCCAGAACTTCTCGGGCAGCCAATCGGGACGCTGCGGTGCCTGCTGCTGCTGCGGCAGGGCGGTCACATTCTGCGGCTCGGAGAACCCCTCGCGCGCCTTCTGGACCGCCGCCTGTTCCGCTTCGGTCAGCGAGGGGACACCCGGCTGCTGCGCCGGGGTCCCGCTCGTGTCATTCGTGGGGATCGTCACTCGTAGCTCACGATCGTCAGGCCAGTGGCTTCATCGAGACGCTCGGTCTCCTTCGCCGCCGGGGCCGGAGCCTCCTCGGCGTTGGTGTTGTCCGCGATCTCGAAGCCGGTGTCCTTGGCCGGTGCGGGTTCAGCGGCCTTGGCTTCGGCCTTGGCCCCCTTCGGGGCGGCCTCCTTGGGTTGGGTCATGTGTTACTCCTCTGGGGGTAGCTGCCCGACATCTTCGGGAGCTGCGTTGAAAGCATCGACGGCGCCCTTGGCGAGCTGCGGGGCGGCAGCCATGACAGCCTGCTGGGCCATCTGGGCTTGACCATCCTCGGCCACCTGGGCGGCGTTCTTGATGAGTGCGTCCACGGCCTCGATGCCGTAGCTGTCGGCGAACCGGCGGCCGACCTCGGACGGGTCGGTGATCTGCTGAACCACCTCGGGTCCGTAGATCGCGGTCATGTCGTTCATCCACATCCGCAGCTTGTTGGCGGAGTGGTTCCGACCGAGGGCCTCGAAGCCGGTGTTGATGGTCGGCTGGACCTCTTTCGGCAGCTCGGGGACCTCGTTCTCGCGGACGAGCAAGTAGAGCAGACGACGCACCAGCGGGAGCTGGAACTCGGTCGACAGGACGGTGTAGACCCCGCCCAGGACGTTCTCCAACTCCTGCGCCATCGCGCGGATTTCCTCCGCCGTGACACGCTCGGCGTTACGGACGGTGCCGCTCTGGAGCATGAAGGCGTGAGACAGGCGGAGCTCGATCCGCGACGCCACCTCGGACGCCACGGTGAAGTCCATGCTCTTGTCGAGCTGGAGCGCCTTGATCTTGTCCCAGTAGCCGGTGAGGAAGTCGCCGGTCTCGGCGGCGGCCAGCTCCTCCACGTCGATCATCGCGTTCGGATCGACGATGTGGATGATCCGCGAGGCGACGGCAGCGAACTGCACGATCGCCTTCGAGAGGTCCTCCAGGGACAGAAGGTCGCCGACGTATTCGGAGACGTGGGCGCGGCCGTAGTCCGAGCCGGGGATCGCCTGCCAGCGCAGCGCCATCCAGCCCGCACGGTCACGCGGGGCCTGCCCTTCGGAGCCCGGAACGAGCTTGCCGTTGAGCTCCTGGTAGTGCCGGAGGTTGTCCCCGTCGAGCTTGACGTGGGTGTAGAGGTCGAGGAGCTTGGACTTCTCCTTGCCTGGTTCGACTTCAACACCGCAGGCGGCGAGCACCGAGGGATCGAGCGCGGCCGGGTAGACCCGCTCGTGAACGACAGCCTCAAGCAGACGACCGCGCTCATCGCGCAGCGCCACATACTGATCGAGCCGCCACATTCGGGGCGGACCCGCTTCCAGCGGAACGTGGAGCAGGCAGTTGCCCGCGACGATCAGGTGCCGCAGCGCCTCCATGAAGATGGGGCGGCTGGCGCTCGTCTCGACGCGGAGCTGGGCTTTCGAGGCAATCCGGTTGAGACCGGCCTTGATGACGGCCAGGTCCGCGCCCAGCTCGTCGGCGGTGTCCTCGTGGATCGAGAGCCGGAAGAAGTGCTGGTCCGGCGGAAACAGCGTCACGAGCAGCCACGAGGCCAGGTTGTTCACGGCGCGGGCGCCGAGGCTCTGGTAAGGCTGCGAGAAGCTGGAGTTGGCGTCCTGCCCGTCGCGCGGGATCAGGCCGGGAATGGTCAGGTCCGCATTATCGCGGGCGCGCTGGAGCGCGGTGGTCCGCGCCGAGGTCAGCTCGTTGTATCGCTGCCTCGCAGTCGGCAGCGTCGTTTCGCTGCCTGCTTGGGTCAACGGGCGAGCTCCTTAGAACGGTCGGATGTAGAGGTCGGAGATCGGCCGACCCCCGCCCATAGGCGGCGTGATCCCCGGCAGCACCGGCCCTGGCGACCGGGGGGCGGGGGGAGAGGTCGGCGTCGGCGCCGTCATGATCGGCGGCGCAGAGGGGCGGACCGAGGAGGCCCGCGAACGGTCGATGCGGAGACTGGAGCGCCCCTGGCGGGACGCGCGCGTGGCCGGGTCCACCCCGTCGAGATAGGGGTTACGGATGATGGTCGGCTCCGGCGGCTTGTTGTCCGACGGCTTGATCTTCGGGGTCTTAACTACGCACACGGGCGGACCCCTTCATGGTCAAGGCGGACTGCTCCATCCACCGCTTGAGAAACAGGACGAGCTCGCGCTTGGCGGCGTGGCGCTGGATCGTCACCATGTCGTCTCCCGGTTCGGGGACCCGCTCGGGGACAAGGCGATCCAGCTCCGCCACCAGCTCGCGGGCGAGGTGGGGAAACTTCACGGGAGAACTCCAGGGTGAAAAAATAGGGGCTGCTCAAGCCGACGATCTGGTCAGCGAGCAGCCCCTTGGTTGCGCCAAAGGAGGCGGAGCGGAACCAAAAGGTTCTCTTTCTCCGAGGGTGCGGCCTAATTGGCCTTCGGGCTCCACGGCCGGACGGTGCGTCCGTCCCAGTCTCCGTGGCGCAGGATGCGGGCGAGGTTCGCCTGGACGAGTGCGTGGCTCTCGGTCAGACCCGCGCGGGCGTATGCCGACAGAACGGCAGACCAGGGGGTCCATTCGTGCAGCGCGTCCTCCAACTTCCACTTCACCTCGATCTCACCGGCGCGCTTGCCTCGGGTGATCTCCCGCTCGTGGCGGAAGTATTCCATGTTGTGATCGAGGAGCTGCTCGGCGGCCTTCGGACCGATCCCAGGGCAGCCGGGGTAGCCGTCCACCTGGTCGCCCACGAGGGTCTGCCAGAGGTGGAAGCGGTTGGCCTCCTCCAGGGAGATCGAGCGGACCTTGGCCTTGTCGTCGAGCGGTCGATAGAGCAGGCCGGGGATGGTCTGCATATCCTTGTCGAGCGAGACCATGATCCGGTCGCCAGTGTGCGGCTCGGTCGCCATCATGCCGATCACATCATCGGCTTCCAGGCGTTGCTCCATGCGCGCCGGGTATGTCTCGGCCAGCCACTCCTTGAGATCGTAGAGGTGGATCGGCCGCTCGGTGCTGGCGCGGTTGGACTTGTAGGCCGGGTAGATGTCGAGCCGGAAGTTGTCGAAGTCGTCCGACAGACACACCACCAGGTTGGTGCCGTCGAGGCGGGTCATGAGGTCCTCGATGTAGTCCGAGGCGGCGCGCTTGGCGGCGTCGAAGTCGGCGGTGTGCGACTGGACCCCCTCGCCCCAGTCGATCCGTTCCTCGTTGGAGACGGAGCAGCGGTAGGCGAGGAGGTCGGCGTCGATCAGGAGGGTGCGGCTCAAGCGAACCGCGCCTTGATTGCCTCCCACACGCTCCGCCCGTTGAACAGGCGGCGGATCGCGTAGGACCGGACCAGAGAGATCGTCGTGAAGAACGCCCCGATCAGGAGGTTCTGGCCGAGCGTCATGCTCACGCCGAGCACAGCGGGCAGGATGACCCAGTTGGCTAGGGTCGAGATCACGAGGCCGATGACGATGTTCGTCACCGCCTCCATCAGACTGTCGATGCGTGACTGCATGGGCGGTCCTTTCGGAAGTCCTTGAGCCCCTTCGAGTTTTTCAGGCGCTCGTATTGGCTGTGGCTGGGCGCCATGCACACCACGGCCCCGTCGTCTCGGACGACGCGCAGGTGCCGGGGGTGCAGGTAGTTGATGTGCGTCGCCCTCACCGGCGGAAGATGTAGAAGGCGAGCGCGGCCACGACGGCGAGCGACAGCACGAGGACGCCGACGGCGGCCCCGGCGTCCGCGCCGGTGTCCTGGCTGGTCCATTCGGCGCTGTCACCGCGACCGGCCGAGGCGCCGATGTAGGCGGCGGTGCCGACCAGGACCGGGTTCACCGGGTCGAAGTCCGGGGTCTTGGAGTAGGGTTTGGTGTAGGTCGGCTTCGCCGGGACCGTCACCTTCGGCGTGTAGGCGGGCTTCGACGGGATGTAGCTCGGGCGCGAGAAGCTCGACGGCCGCGAGAACGACGAAACGGACGGGCGGGCGGTGAAGGTAGGCATCAGGGGGTCTCCTTTGGTGCGGGACAGGGGTTGGTGTTGGCGGCGCGCAGGCGCTCGTTCTCGGCAAGCAGTAGCTTGACCCGAGCAGCGGCGACCTGGGCGAGCTCGAAGATGTCGGCGTCGGCCGACGCGACGGGCAGTTCGGTCCGCTCCACCTGCTCGACTTCGCAGGGGACCGGGACCGGCACCAGGACCTCCTCGGGGAGGCGCTGGCCGGTGGTGGCGCAGGCGGCGAGGCCCAGGGGCGAGAGGAAAATGAGCCCCCGGAGCAGCCAGTAGCGGAGCAGGCGGGTCACTGTGTCACCTCCTTGAGGATGTCGGCAGCGGCGTCGCAGCGCGCGGCCGGATCGGCGGGCGGCTGCATCGCCATGATCCGCTCGGCGCCCACCTCCAGGCGGATCGCGCGCCGGTTGGCTGCGTCGAGACCGGCCAGGTAGACCTCGCGGTTCGCCTCGGCGGCCGCCTTCCACGCCGCGACCGCGCCGTTCTGGCGTTCGATCGAGGCAGACAGGGAGGCGACCTTGATGTTCGCCGCGTCGCGCTCGGCGGTGCGCTCGTCGAGGCGGGCGTTGAGGATCGCCAGCGGGATCAGCGACAGGCCAGCGGCGAGCAGCGCGCCGAGCAGGAGCCCGAGCCAGTTGGTCGTGAGGAAGCGGTGGATCACGGCGTCACCCCCAGAGCCAGGAGCTCGGCCTCGATCGCAACGCGGCGGGCTTCGAGGATGTCGAGCGTTACCTCGCGGTCCAGGCTGACGCGGACCCGATCCGGGTGGATCGTGGGGACAGCGAAGTCCTCGCCGATGAGGTGGAAGTCCAGCATCTTGGGCTTCTCGCGGATCGCCTTGAGAGCCCGCTCGACTTGCTCGGCTTGGCGCATCAGCGCGGCAGCCTTCTGCACAGTGGCGCGGTTCATTCGTCCACCCCCACGTCGTAGCTCGTCAGGAACGTCTCGTAGCGTTCGCAGAGGAACGCCAGGAGCGCCTGGGTCTCGTCGGCCGTGAGCGGAAGCGTGTAGGTTTTCTTCTCGGTGTCGATCTTGATCTGCCCCTCCTTGATCTGCTGGAGCAGGGGACGGATCGACGCCAAGCGTTCGGCGCTCCGCCCGATCTGACGGGCCTCGCGCAGGGTCAGCGACGGACCCAGGGATTCCGGGTCGCGCCGCAGGAGCACATCCTTTGGCATGAATTACCTCACTCGGGTTCGCACTTGGCCTTGAGGCCGAGCGCCGCACCGATCGCAGCCAAGAGGGCGGCGGCGCCGGTGCCGTAGTTGGTGGGATCGAAGGGCGCGTTCTGGACCACGATGGCCCACCCGGCGTTCAGGATGAACTGGACCCCGATGAGGAGGCCCAGGATGCGGACGACATCAGGGGTGGTGTTGTCCTTGCCGGTGGTCAGGTGGCGGAGCCAGGTGGCTTGCTTCCCAATCCAGGTAGAAATCAGAGATCGCACGGAGCTCCTCCAGGGTTGCGTCAGACTTGATGCGGTTGGCGCGGCCGCTCACGATCAGCACGTTGCCGGGGACGTAGCCCCGTTCCCGGACCACGCAGTCGAGCGAGGGTCCGTCGTCGCGGGGACCCCGCCCCTCCCCCACATGGAGGCGGAGCGGGATGCCCAGGACAGGACAGTGTGTCGGGAGGATCGACCGCAGGTGTTCGATCGTGAGAGCGAACGGGACGCCGAAGCGTCGAGCACGGTATCGAGCGTTGCGGAGCATCCCCGCTAGGACGACATCAGTGGGTGTCCGCCCACGTTCTGCCGATCGCAAACGAGCCCGCGAGCGGGCAACGGAGATCGAACGCTTCGCCCGCGCGACGGATCGCATCCGCCGCGAGGTTGCCGATTTCCTCGGCAAGTTCCTCTGGCACCTCCATCTGGAACTCGTCGTGGACGTTGGCGACGAAGCCGATCACCTGGTCGCCCCGGCGCAGCTCGCCGGTGAACAGGTTGGGCTCGAACCCCAGGTCCACGAGGTTGTTGAACAGGATGACGAGGGCCTTCTTCATCACGATCGCGCCGCCGCCCTGGAGCAGGGTGTTGAGCGCGGAGTGCTGGGCTCGAACCTTGAGCCGCCCCCCGTCGAGGGTCTTGAGGTAGCCGCGCTTCGACAGCTTCTTCACGCGGTCCTGGAGCGCGCCGAGTGCGGGCAGGCCCTCCTCGATGCGCGTCCGGGCTCGCAGACCCAGACGTGTAAGGGCGCGCTCGCGCGCAGCCCCGGCCTCGTGCTTGGCGTTGAACGCTTCACGGGCCTCTGGTTTCATGTCCTCGTAAATAATCGAGCCGAGCTTCAAGTTACCCGCCCCGTAAAGGTAGGCATAGATGAAGGTCTTGGCGCTCTCTCGACTGTTGAGGCCCACGATCTTTTGGTTGACGGTGTGGACATCGGTGCCTTTCGACTTGTCGCCGTTGACCACCGCGTCGGCGTATGCCCCGCCGTCATACTTCGCCATGTAGTGACCGAGCATCCGCAGCTCCAGGCCCTCGGCGTCACAGCCGCAGAGGAGCCGGGTCTTGAGCGGAACGTAGAACAGCTCGCGGCACTCCTTTCCGAACGGCACCACCCCCTTCGCGTTCTTGATCGAGGGGACCTGGGCCACGTTCGGGTCGGAGTGGGTCATGCGCCGAGTGATGGCGCCGAGCGTGTTCACGCGGCCGTGGATGCGGCCATTGTCGCGCACCTTGCCCAGCCACGCCGCCTTGCCGGTGGCGAGCTGACCGAGGCGCTTCTCGACGGTCAGGTAGTCGATGAGGACCTGGGCGGCCGGGATGTGGTCCAGCGCGCCGAGCGTCGTTTCGTCGACCTTCGGCTGCCCGGTCTCGGTGAACTCCACCGGCGTCCAGCCATAGAGCTGGATCAGGCGGTTGGCGATCTGCGGGCGGCTGGCGGGGTTGAACGAGACCAGCTTGAGCTTCTCGTAGGTCTCACCCTTCTGGACCTCGATGTGATACTCGTTGCCGTCCTCGTCCCACCGGCGAACCTTGGTGCGGCGCTGGGCGACCTTGACGACCGGCTGGCCCTTGTATCGCTCGGGCTCGACCCACGGCTTGAAGGCGGACCGGAGCTCGTCCTCCAGCTCGGCCTTGCGGGCGAGCAGGGTGACGTGCAGCTTCTCGGCGGCCTCGCGGTTGAAGCCGAAGCCGAACCGCTCCTGCATGGTGATCGCCACCTGCACGTCGTGCTCCAGGCGGGCGGCCTCCTCGCAAAAGCCCTTCTCCACGATCTTGTTCCAGAGCGCGCGAGTGACCACCGGGTCCTGCTCGGCGTAGTCCTCCATGATCGGGGTGAAGTGCTCCCAGGGTCCGTCGAAGGTCCCCTTGAGGACCCCGAGCCGGATGCCCCAGGCTTCGAGCTTGTGGCTGCCGATGAGCTGGCCGAAGTCGTCCGGGCGCTTGCCCTTCGACATGGCGCGCTGGTCGATCTGCTTGAGGTCCGGCCAGATCAGGCGGGCGTAGACCATCGTGTCGTGCAGCCGCCCCCGCCAGGTGAAGTCGGGGTGGAGCTTGAGGATGGCGGGCAAGTCGTAGCCGATGATGTTGTGGCCGCAGATGTCGTCGGCCTCGGACAGGAGCCCGATGCCTTCGGCAAGGCAGCCGTCGCGCGGGGCCTTGCTGCCGTCGGCGAAGAAGCCCTCGTTGAAGCGGAGGGCGCGCTCCTTCTCGGTGTCGATCAGGTGCAGGGTGTGGATGCGCGTCAGCTCATCCAGAAGCCCATCGGCTTCCAGGTCGAAGATCAGCATCGGTTCTCCTTGGCGATGTGTAGGGGCCGAGGCGCTGCCCGTGGTGGGCGCGGTTTATCCCCTGTTCCCCGCCGCAAGGGACGGAGGCGGGCTCGGGAGGAAACTTGAGGGGGACCCGGAGGTCCCCCGTGGGTCAGCCGAGGATGGCGTTGACCCGTTCGCGGACGGCGAGCGCCCGGTCTCGCGCGGCATAGGCCGAGCTGGCGCGGTCGAGCGCGGCTTCGGCCTCGGCGACGGCTGCTTCACCGGCGGCGGCGTGGCGATCCGCGTAGGCTTCGAGGCGCTCCGAGACGAGACCCAGGGTCTCGATGATGCGATCGAGGTTGCCCACGAGGAAGCGGGCGAGCGTCTGCGAGACGAGCGCCCAGAGGAACGACAGGACAGAGGTAGCAATCGACTTCATGCGGGTGTTCTCCTTAGACCGAGGGTGCGGCCTATTCGGTGGGTGGATCAGAAGGGGCGGTCGCGGGACGCGCGGGAGGGCGGCAGGCCGAGGTCGCGCTCCAGCTCCTCCTGGAGCATGGCGAGCGCGCGCCAAGCGAGGCGGGCGGTGTGCCGGACGCCCCGGCCGTCGAGCTTCCCGGCGTCGACCAGGTGACGCACGATCTTGTTCTCGTGGTCGGTGCTCTTGTTGCGCGCCCAGTGCATCGGCTGGCCGGGGTTGTGCTGGTCGTTCCCGATCTTCGACACCTTCGCCACCTCGGCGAGGGCGTTGGGGAAGTAGGCGAGCAGCCCGTCGAACATCGGGTAGTCGCCGCGCACGGCATCCTCGTCGGGCAGCGCCAGGTCCGCCGGGTGCGGCTGGGTCAGCACCGGCACGGGGTCCGGCTGGCGGGGCGCCCAGTTGCTCGGGCGGGCGATCCCGTCGGTCTCGCAGGTGGAGCAGGGCTTGGCGTCAGCCGGGACATCCCGGAACGCGCAGGCCCCACAGGTCCGGGCATACCAGCCCGGTCGATCAGAGGTCGTCATCGGTTTCGTCTCCGAATGGTGCGTCGTCGTCGGTGGGGAGCGGGACCTCGCGCATCAGGCCGGTCTCGCGGTCGTATTGGACGGCAATGAAGGGACCCACGGCGTCGCCGGTCAGGCGATCCTTGAGGCCCCGGAAGGTGGTCGGACAGGCAGGGTCCTGCTTGTTCCGCTCCAGGCCGATCATGAAGTGCGCCCAGTAGGCGACCGATCGGGAGCCGCGAAAATGCTTCTCGGCAATCCGTCCGCCGTCCTCGTGGCTCTTGCCCTCCGGCGTGGAGAGGTGGCTCACGAGGTGGATGGTGATGTCGAGCTCCTCGGCCAGACCGGCGAGCTCGCACATCATGGCGTCGAGCGCGCGCCGCTCGTCCTCGACCGTGGCGACCAGTGCGGTCATCGGGTCGATGAAGAAATCGCGGACGCCCTCGGCGTGGACGAGGTAGCGGATGTTGGACTTCACCTCCTCGAAGTCCCGCGAGCGCAGGGCCAGCGGAAAGTAGAGGCCCTTGAAGCTCTCCATCGCCTCGCGGTGCGCCGCCCGGTCATACTCGGTGCCGGGGACGTGGACCCGCTTGCGGATCGCCATGCCGCCCAGGGTCTTGAGGGTGTGCTTCGGCTGCTCCTCGAAGAACAGCGAGGCCACCTTGCGGGGCTCGGAGGTGAGCCCGAGGACGGCGTGATCCTCGCCCAGGTCCGGCCGCATGGCGTGGACCATGAGCTGCTTCATGAGCGTGGTCTTGCCGCTGCCGGTGCCTGCGCCCCAGACGTAGAGAGCACCTCGGCGGATGCCGTAGGTGTTCCGCGTCATCGTGACCCAGGGCCAGGGCAGGCCCCAGCTCGCCTCGGCGGCGGCCTCGTCGATGATGTCGTCGAGGTCCACGATGGCGTCCGGGCGATAGGCCCGAGCGCCCCAGATGGCGTCGACCAGCTCCTTCGAGCGGCGGGCCTTCACCATTTCGTTGGCGTCCTTGAGGGGCAGCTTGCCGACGAACGCCTTGCCGGGGGTCAGGAGCGGCAGGCAGTCATCGAGCGCCTTGCGGCCGTGCTCGTCCTCGTCGAACAGGAACACGACCTTCTCGAACTTCTCCAGGAACCCGAGGGCCTTGGAGATCGCCTTCTTCGCGCCCTGCGCGCCGTTCGGCAGGGACACGGCAGGCCAGTTGAGGCCCATCGCCTGCGTCACCGACATCGCGTCGATCTCGCCTTCGGTGATGACGATGAGCTTGCCGCCGTCCCGGCAGAGCTGCTGCCCGAACAGCGGGAGCGCCTGCTTGAGATCGCCGAGGACCGTGAAGTCCTTGCCGGGGAAGCGGAGCTTCTGCGCCACGATCCGCCCGGTCTCGTCGTAATAGGGGGCGATGTGGCACTTCTTGCCGTTGTAGCGGCCGACCTGATAGCCGAACTTCTCGCACGTCCGGTCATCGAGGCCACGGTTGGGGATCGGCTCGATCTCGCCGGAGATCAGCTCGTCAGACACCGGGGTCCTCCTTGGCTTTCGGGTGGGGGTGTCCTCCTGCTCGTGGCCGTCCACCCAGCCATGCGGCTCGGGACACCCCGCACTGAAACAGTGGAAGTGGCCGTCGTCGTAGACGGCGCGGGCGTCGCTGCTTCCGCAGGCTGGGCAGTTGGTCTTGAACAGGAGCTCGCTTGAGCCCTCGCTCACTTGCGAGGAGCGCGGCGGCTCACGGTCCAGGTCGGCTCACGCTTGACCGGGACCCGGACGTTGGTGGTGTCGACGCCGAGCGACTGGGCCAGGGCCACGAGGCCGTCGGCCAGCGCGGTGGTGCGGCGGATCAGCGGGCGCTGGGCGCCCTTGTGGTGCTTGCCCTTGCCCATCACGCCACCTCGCGGAGCTGCCACTCGGCGTAGCGGTTGCCGGAGGTGTCCTCCTTCATCACGGTCACGATCTCGTGGCCGATCGGGATGAGCTCCGGCTTGCGGTGCTTGATGCGCCAGATGGCGCTGGCGACCTGGACGCGGCCGAGTTCGGCCATCGCCTTGGCTTCGGTGATCGCGCCCTGCGATTTCAGGATCGCCATCACCTGCTGTTCACGGGTGGCATGACGGGTCATGGGGTTCTCCTTATGGCTTGTTGGCGGCCCACCACGCCTTCGCGTCGAAGGAGGGGCAGGCTTTGCGGACACCAGGCACGTCCCGGTGGCCGATCACTTCGGCGCGCGGGTGGCGGGCATGGAGCTCGCGGACGAGTTTGCGGAGGGAGGCCCACTGGGCGTCGGTGTAGTTGTCCTCACCGAGACCCTTGCGGGCGGCTGCGGAGCCAGCGGGCGGCGAACCGCCGACGAGGCAGACCGCAATGGAGCGGCGGTTGATCTGGGGTTCGTGGGCTCCCGGCTGATTGTCGGGGCGGCCCTTCTCGATCGTGCCGTCGCGCCGGATGACGTAGTGGTAGCCGATGTCGCGCCAGCCCTTCTCACGGTGCCAGCGGCGAATGTCGGCCGCACCGATGTCACGATCCGCCGGGGTTGCCGAGCAATGGATCGCAATGAAGTCGATGCGGTTCATGGTCTGGAACTTCACTCCTCGGATAGGGTGATGTGGATGCCGGGTCGGTCGGCCCACCGCTTGATCGCGGAGAGCTCGACGACCTGGGTGTCGTCGGCCCAGAAGCGCCCGTCCTTGGTGATGCAGTCGAGGATCGACTTGACGTAGTTGTCGAGGTCGGGCTTCGGGGCGGCGAGCTTGGTGGACTTCGGGCGCTGCACGTCGAACACGAGGTCGACGGTGACAGGCCCGGAGAATGACACCGCCTCGATCCGCTTGAGCAGATCGGCGGCTTCCTTCTGCCAGGTCTGGTAGTCCTTCGGGTTGTAGACCGTGGCGATGGGCTTGCGCCCCGGCAGGGCAATCACCCGTGTGCGGGGCCGGGGCGCAGGCTTCGGTTCGAGGGGAAGGAAGAACGACAGGAGGTTAGATGTCGTCATCCTCGTCGCCGTCATCGCCGTCGTCGGCGAAGTCGTCGTCGTCCCCGTAGCCGGACAGATCGTCCCCGTCCTCCTCGGCCTCGAAGCCGTAGTCGGAGGCGTCACGCTGGCCGTAGGAGACGAGCTTCACCACCTGCACCGCTTCCAGGCGCAGGCTGACGCCGACCTCCTTGTCCTTCTGGTTGAAGTAGGGGAACAGCTCGACGTTCAGCTTGAGCACCGAGCCCGAGCCGATGTTCGGCGGGTTCTTGATGAGGTTGCCGAAGGCGTCGTAGATGTTCGGCTTGCGCTTCCACGACTTGCCGGTCTTTTCGCTGACGCCCGAGGCGGTCATCCCGGCGTTGATGATGATGCGGCCGGTCAGCTCGCCGGTCTCGGCGTCCTCCTCCTCCTTGAAGGGCGACGCCTTGACGATCTTCTTGGCGAGCGCGGCCTTGCCCGAGGACTTGAGCTTCTCGGCCTCCTCCTCGTAGCGCGCCTCGATCAGCGCCTCGACCTTCTCGACCATCGCCTTGAACTGCGGCGTGGCCTGCGCCTCCTCGTCGAAGGCGAGCTTGGTCGAATACTTGCCCTCCTTCTTCCACTTGGTGTCGGGGGTGTTGAGGTGCGGCCAGATGGCGACACCGCGCGCCGTGGTCAGGCGCGGGAACTTCTGCTTGTCGGACATAGGTTCTCCGTCTTGTGGAACGATCAGTTGCGCGGGGGGAACGGGATCACGTTGTCACCGAAGGGCAGCTCGGGCTGCGCCGCGCCGCCCGCCGGGGGCTGGGGCTCCAGGTCCACCGGCAGACCGGCGATCTCCAGCACCCAGCCCAGGAGCTCGACCACCTCCTCGGCGGTAACGGTCTGCTCCAGCGGGAACTTGAGGCTGCCCTCTCCGGTGAGGACGATCTCGATCACCGAGGCAGCGAGCTGGGTCGCCAAGGTCGGCTTGTTGGTGGGGATGGTGCGAACGTCGGTCATGCAAGTTCTCCTTTGGCGTAGTCGCGGATGGCGTCGATGAGCGGGACCTTGCCCGCCTCGGCATCGGCGATCTGGCGCCGAGCCCGGACGATCATGGCGTGGGGGTCCAGGTTGAGGGTCTGGGCGATGATCGCAGCGGTGAGGAACAGAGCCTCGACCTGGGCGGCGGTATCGCGGGCGGATTGGAGCGCGTTGATGATGAGGAAGCTCGGCTCCCGGAGCTTCCCGATGTTCGAGTTGAAGGCGATCCGGTCGCGGATCGACGAAGCGTCCATGTGACCTCCTTGGCTGGCTGGGACTGGCGGGTTTCATCCGCCGAGGGTGCGTCCTAATCGACGCGATCCGGCGGGGAGGAACACTAAGGGTGTTCTCCCCACCGAGGGTGCGGCTTAATTGACGTAGTTGGCGCGCTGGTTCTCCGCCGGTGCGCCAGTCTCGCCACCGAAGTTGGTGACGACGCCGGTGTTCTCGGCGATCTGGCGGGCGATGCGGGCGCGGGCTTCACGGGACAGTTGGGTCTGCATTGTCGGGTCCTTTATTGCGTGATGTGGAACTATTAGGCGAACGTGTAGGTGGATTTCAGGATGGTCTTGAGGTCGAGCTCGCCCATGACTGGCGGCTTCGGCAGGCGATCTTCGATGTCCTCGATGTCGCCCTTGAGCTGCTCGACCAGCTCCTCGTAGAAGTCCTGGAGGACGTTGCCCTGGTATTGCTCGACCAGGGTTTCCCGCAGGATTTCCGCAAGGCGCGTGGTGTCAGCGGCATGGGTGCCGAAGCTGTCATGGATCACGGCGAGGTGGTTGATGCCCTCCTCCCGCGCGCGCAGGGCCACCGCTTGCAGGTGGCAGGCGTCGAGCGAGTGGACGAAGTTGGGCGCCACGCCGTTCGCCTGCTGGCGGCGGTTGATGCTCTGGCTGTCCACCTCGATCATGAGGTCGACACGCTGGCCGCACCAGTGCGCCTTCACCCGCTTGCCCTCCTGCTTCTTGTATTCCTGGAGGATCGGCAGGCCGAGCGGCGTGGTCCACCAGAGCGGGAGGTCCACCTCGGCGGCGACGGCGGCGGCATTACGCAGCCAGTCCATCGCCTCGGCCGCTGCCCGAACAGTGTGTCTAACGGAACTATAGATCACATGGGACAGCCAGACCGACGCCTGGTAGTTGTCCGCTCCGCCCAGGTGCGGGGGCTCGCCCCGCCGCTCGGCTTCACGGTCCAGCTCCTTGAGCGTCTGGTGGATCATGCCCTGCATCCCGAACCGGGTGGCCGAGTAGCAGAACGTCATGGTCGGGCGCTTGGCGATAGCGCGCGTGACCTTCCCGTTCATCCAGGGGTTTTCCATCGTGACTTCCTCTCCCGTCTGGGGGTGGATGTAGGTGAACGTGGGGGTGGCGTCGGCCTCCTCCTGCGCTCGCCGCGCGACCTCGGAGTAGATGTCCTGCGGCTTGTCGGAGGGGACCAGGTTGACCGCCCTGCCCCCGGCTTCATCCCGGAGCATGGCCGAGAAGTGCTGGAGGCCGGAGCACGAACCGTCGAGCGCGATCGGGATGCGGCTCTCGTATTCGCTGGGGTCAGCCAGGGCCGTAGCGTCGGCCAGCTCCATGCAGGCCGCAAGGGCGCAGTAGGGGCTGTCGGCGGTGGTCCAGAAGCGTTCCCCATCGAGCGGGTTCATGCCGCTGTCGAGCAGCGCGGCGGCGTTCTCCTGCACCCAGGCGATCCGGTCGGCGAAGCTCACCTTGTCCACCCCGAACAGGTTGGCGGTGTGGACCATGAGCCAGCGCAGGCCGTCTTTCCCGAGCGGCTTGGCGTCGGCGAACTCGATCAGCGCCTTCTGCCAGTCCGAACCCTGCGGGCTCGGGCCGAACAGCGCAATCGGATAGACACGGCCCCGGAAGTCCAGCTCGTGCGGGTAGAAGATGCGATCCTCACCGGCGAACTTGCGGGCGACCCAGAGCCCCTGATGCAGGGACATACGGGCGGACACCCGCTCGGCGTTCCGCTGATAGACGGCGGCAGCCTCACGCTTCCACACAGCCTTCGCCTCCTCGTTCGTCTCGATGTCGACCGGCTTCTCCGGCAGGGGCTCGTCATGGCGGACCGGCAGTCCACCGAGGGTGCCGCCCTCGGTCCACACGCGGTCGATCACTTCGAGCACCCGCTGGTTCACCCGCCAGGGGGTGTCCTGGATGTGGTTCACGGCGGCGTAGACCGGCCGGATGTCGGCGTTGGCGAGCTCCTCGTGATAGGCGCGGTTGCGCTGCTTGATGAAGCGGTTGCCCGGACGGCGGGTCAGGTAGCCCCCGAACGTCGGGGTGCGCCACCGGCGGGGACGGATCACCATCGGCAGGTTGATCGGCGCGAGTAGCGAGCACCGCGCGTGTTCCTCGTCGAGCCACTTCTGGAGCGTCTCGGCGGGGCGCACGGCGTAGGCGTGGCCGCGCGACCGGCGCACCTTCTCGATGGTGAACAGGCCGGTGCTCTCGACCACGAGCTCGATGCACTTGGTCCCGATCGCCACCTTCTCGTTGCTGGCGACCTCGACCATCACGCCCTCGCTCGCAAAGAGCTTCTTCACGGCGCTCCGGCGCTGGCGGCTGTAGCCACGGGCGGCCTGCTTCTTGAGGTAGCCAGCGTAGCCGACGCGGTTCTGTTCGCGGAAGGCGTGGAACTCCAGGTTCTCGATGATCGCCTCGGTCACGCGCAGCGCCGCCGTCTGGAGCAGCGACCCGGCGATGGACTGGTTCACCAGCACACGCAGCGTGAGGTAGGCGATCTCCTCGGGCTCCGTCAGGAGCAGGAAATCGGCGGCAAGGTGGCGACGACCGGCCTTCCCGGAGCACACCTCGGCGAGGAACTGGTCGACCGCCTCGGTCACGGCGGGGATGGCGACCTTCATCAGCCGCTTGCCGGGGGGCAGGTTCGCTTCCTCCTCGGGAGCGCCCGCCTCCACCTTCCACGGCAGCTTGCGGGCGTGATAGCGGCTCTGGCCGAGCGCGCGGCTCTCATCCTCCAGCTCGATCTGGCGGCGAATGAGGTCACGGGTAGCGTCGATCATCGTTGTCCTTCCTTGTCAGGGATTGAGGCGCCGCTTCGCAGCGCCAAAGGTTCACAGGCCGAGGGTGCGGCCCAATCGTGAGGGGTGCGGGGAAAGGGGGCAGCCCACGGCCACCGAAAGTTCACCACCGCCGAGGGTGCGTCCTAATCGGCTGGTCTCGTGGGCTGGCACGATCGTGGCACAGTCGGGCGGTCGCCCACTGTTCTGTGATGTGGAACTATCGTGCCAGAACGTGCCGAAAGGTGTGCCAAAGCATCGTGCCTTGGCACACCCCGATCGTGCCAAGCGTAAATGCTTGGATTTTCGTGTGTTTTTTCAGGGATTTGGTAGCGGAGGAGGGACTCGAACCCCCGACACGCGGATTATGATTCCGCTGCTCTAACCGGCTGAGCTACTCCGCCCCATGGGCATCCGGCGT